CCCGGTGTGGGGTAGGCATGATGAGAGTCCGGTGAAATGCTGCAAGGCTAAGGCAGCTTTTGTCATTTTTCCCTGCCTGGCCACGCCCAACTAATTCAGGGGGGATGTCATGATAGGCAATAATGAGGAGACTGAACAGATGGTCTTGGCCATGGTTCTTGCCCGGCTTCAGGCTCAGGGCAAGAAGGCATTTCAATTGAGTGATGATGAAATGCAAGCGTGCATCATGGATGCTATTAATGACTTGTTGCTGACTGAGAGCATCCTTAAGAAGTGAGCGCCCCCGCTGTGACACGGGGGCTAACTGAGTTCCCCTTGGGGGTCTGGGGGCTGTCTAGGGGGTGGGGAATCAGCTAACTTCTATCTACAGGAAGTAGTATTTACAGTCAATAGGGGGTAAAGATGGTAAAAATCACTAAATGCCCGCCAGGGAAGGCCCTTGGCGCAGGTGACCTACATACGTGGGCGTCTAGGCGTCTATCTGGCCGCTCTGGCGTGCCGGGTCAACAAGACGCTGGAGCACTGAATGATTGGTCAAGGAACCGTGAACCCAAATGGTTAAAGAAGTGGCTAAAAAAGTTTCCTAAAGGAGTGAGAAACATCATCAAAAAGAAGGTTATGAAGCGTCAACCTAGGCCTAAAGAATAAGTAACCCTAACCCTTAGGCTGGCTGGCGTAGCTCACGCGGTGAGCGCCGCGCCAGGGCCTAATATGAGTGAGGGCATACCAAATCAACTAAATGTCATAGTTTAATCAGGTATGGCCTAGTACTCATCCTTGCTACGTTTCAGTATTATCAGGGAGCCCTTTTGCCACTTGCGTGGAGGGGGGCCAGCCCTGCTGGGGAGGGGTTCGGACCCTGCCTGGTGCCATTCTATACCCTGTTTGCTGCCCTCAAGGGGCACGGCTGGGTTAGCTCCGCTGTTAGGTCACCTGCATTGCATTGCCAGCAGGGCTGGTGCGATCTGTAGGTTTGGGTTGGCTCTAACGGCGGGGTTCGCCGGGCTGTCAGGAGGGTTTGCTGTTGACGTCTTGGCCTTAATGGGGTAGTGATACACCCGGCTATTGACGCTATCTGGGGTTCCTGACTACACCTACTATCCCAGATCCAGCCCCCGGCGAGGTCGCACTCCCGGGGGCACTTTTATGCCCTATTCACATTACTGTTGTAAAGTCCACGTGAGGGCACCCCATGAAAAACGCTGAACTGCTGAAAATACTTCCTACGCTCACTGCTGAGCAATGGAAAATTACGAAGGCATGGGCTGAGCGCTATAAGGCTGAAAAACTGGTTGAAGATGAAACCGCCGCTGCTTTGCTGGATGTTATCAATGCCGCGTTAGGAACCAGGGTTCCTTATGAACGGCTGAAGATGCCCTGGATTGTCTCCAGCGGCAATATTGCCTGGTTCATGAACAGTACCTTCCCCAAGTTGAACAAGGTTAAGCGCCGTGCGCTGCTGGTTCTATTCGTATCAATGGTCATGGATGATTTGAAAAGGCGTGGTGTACCGCTGCGTTTTGGCACCATCTGGGTGAACATGGTACGGGTGCCCGAGCTTGTGGAAGCCAGTTTTCCCGGCTACCGTGCTTCAGGCTTAGGTTTCATGATTACCAAGGCTATGGAGCGCAAATGAGCGAATACCTGATATACCAACAGCAAACCGGGGCCTTCACCTATGTGAAGAATACCCGTACCTATAGCCCGCCAATGTGGGGCGTGAGCCGCACCGTTGACCTTGGCGGCAGGCAACAAACTGAGCAAATAGGCTGGTTTGGCAGTTATGAGGCGGCAGAAGCTTATGTCCAAAAAGCGCAAATGGGTGCTCCCACAGGAGCTTAAGGCTGATAAAACCTATTATTTGCCCTACACCGGGCCAACCGGGCACCGGATTGGCAACTTCCGGTACAGGGGCACCGTCAATGGCAAACATGTGTTCATTGCAACTGCTGATCATACGGCTGTATTGACTACTATGATGGAGCCCGATGGCTACATCTATTTGCCAGGCTATGGCGTTCGGGTGCGCTTGTTCAGCAATTATTGGTATGCTTATGCTTTTACGCTGAGATGTAAGGAGGGGTTGGAGTGCTTTTACGCTCCAAGGTGAAGGGTGCTGGGGAATGTTACTGGGGCAATTAAGCGATAGTCTATTGGTATTGCTGACATTTGATGCTGAGCGTGCCCCAATCATACGCGGGGCCGTTGAGCTAGGCATGTATAGCGGGCCGTACCGCGTTATCGCTAATCATATTTATGACCACCTGGACCGCTTCAAAAAGCCGCCCGGGGACCATTTGACGGATGTCTGCGCGGATTTGTTGTCAGGCAAGCAGGCTGAGTTATACACAGAAATATTTGAGAACATAGCTGAGGCAAAGGCTACTGTTAATCCTGACTACGTAATGACTACGCTGCAAACCTTCATTAAGCGGCAAAGCCTGAGAAGCGCAGCCGTGAGCTTGGCGAAGGTTCTTCAGCGTGACAATGAGGAGGCCTTAGATGAAGCTGAAAAGATTATGGCGGCGGCTGGTCAACAGACCCTCACCGTCTTTGACCCCGGTACGCGGCTTGGTGAGGCAAAACGCGCTCTTAAATTCTTGGATCTTCAAGCTACCAGCTTCCCCACCGGGATTGCGTCTCTTGATAAGAGAGGCTTTGGTCCAAGCCGCAAAGAACTCTGGCTTCTCATCGCCAACACCAAATCAGGGAAATCATGGGCGCTCACGCAATTAGCCAAATCAGCGGCTTTGCACAAATACCGCGTGGTGCACATCACGCTTGAAATGAGTGAGCAAAAGGCGGCACAGCGCTACTTTCAGGCGTTTTTTGCCGTAGCCAAGCGCGCTGACCCGGTGCAAATCACCAAGTTCACCCGTGATAGCTTGGGGCGCATGAACGGGCTGACTGACGCTAGGATCACGCCGGTTTACTCATTTGATCACCCCAAAATACGTGAGCAGCTTACCTCTGAAATAAAGCAGTGGAAAACTAGGTTGCTGGATAAGATCATAGTGCGTGAGTTCCCTACCGGGCAACTCACCGTACCGCAGTTGAGCGCTTACCTTGACAACCTTGCGGCTACGCAGGGGTTCTCACCTGATTTGCTGATAGTGGATTACCCCGACCTGATGAGATTGGATAGAGCAGAACCAAGGTTCAGCCTTGATGAGCTATACAAGAACTTGCGGGGGCTGGCAGTTGAGCGCAACATAGCTTTGGCGGTTGTCAGTCAATCACACCGTGGGGCGGCCAGAGCCAAGCTAGTGAGGGCTGACAATGTGGCGGAAGCTTACGTTAAAACGGCACATGCTGATACCACCATCACTTATACTCAGACAATGGCGGAACACAAACTTGGGCTGGCGCGGCTTCATGTGGCTGCTGGTCGCAATGATCAGGATAAATTTACTATTGCTATATCTCAAAACTATACGATGGGTGCGTTCGTGGTGGACAGCGCGTTGATGGCTGGCTCTACTTATTGGGCTTCAGTACCGAAGGGAGATGACGATGACACCTAATGATGTAGGTATGTTTGCACTTGGCTTCCTAGAAGTAAGTTTAGTGGCATTTATGCTGATAATAGTTGCGCTATGCGTAATCAGCTTTGTGCCCCGGTGGCGCAGGCACATGGATGATTGGATGCCATGACCAGCATAAAAGACAAGATTGCAGAACTCACCGCTGAGCGGGACCGACTGCAAGCGGCGCTGGAGGGGATTGTCAAGGCCCTGGAGGATGGGGAGGAACAGGGGTTCCTGCATATGCACATTGTGACGGCATTGGACATAGCCCGCCGCGCATTGGAGGGGAGATGACTAGAAAGCTTCCACCGATGCCGCCGATCATCCGGCAAATGCTGGAGCAATATGCGCCGGGTGGTCTCAAGGCCCTGGATCAGCTTGAGCATGGCGATGAGGAGATTGCCGCGCTTAAGGCTGAGCGGGACCGGCTGTGGATGGCGCTGGAAGGCATTCTAGAGGCTACCGACCTTGATGAAGTCAATGTAATAGCCCGTCACGCATTAAAGGAAATTAAACAGGGAGACTAAACATGAAACTGAAGTACAGACCACGTAAGCCAATCAAGGAATGGCGTATGGAACGGGGGTGGACCCAACAACAGGTAGCGAAGCGGCTGGGTGTGTCACGCAGCCACTACAGCAACCTTGAGAACGGTCACCGCATCATCCATGCTCATCTAGTCAACCGGCTGGCAAAGGCACTGGCTTACAGGGTACATCCATGACATGGCGTCAGTACAAACGCAGCCAAATAGCTGAGATGCGCCCCTTTGAGCCGGGTGAAATCTTGAGCGGCGTCAGCATCTCCAGGGTAGATTTAGATGCTGGTAGCCCAAAGGCCGGTGACATGATTGCCCGCAACCCTAAGAACCATGAAGATATGTGGTTGGTTGCCGCGCAATACTTCAAGGACAACTTTGAGGAACTATGATCAATCAGAAGGTCATACAAGAGTTTCTTAATAGGTCCCTTGCAGACTTCGACTGGGTCAAAACCACCAGTGAGCGGGCTATTGACCGGCACCTATCTCATCTACGGCCCGTACCAGATTTCAATGGCATCAAGCCCTGGGTTCACCAAAAAGGCTGTTTTGCCATCCTCAATGAGTCTGAGCGCTTCATCTTTCACATCAATATGGGCGGGGGCAAAACCCTGCTTACGTTGATGTTCCTCAGGTATAAAAAGCAGTGCGGGCTGAACCCAAGAGCAATAGTCTTTGTGCCCTACCTGACTGCGGTTGAAACTTGGGTGGATGAATGCGCCAAGCACACGCCTGACCTAAAGTGTGTGCCGCTGCTAGGCACCGGCAAGGAGAACCTGGCCGCGTTACAGGGGGACGGTGATTTATTTGTCATTTGCTACCAAAGCGCGGTAGCGATGCTAGCCGACAAGCGTACTCCTACTAAATGGACAATGCCACCAGGCTCAGTTGCTGCTAACTTCAAGTCATTTAATTTTTTGGTTTGTGATGAGATACATAAGTGTTTTGTTAAAGGTACAATGATTGCTACCCCTACTGGACCCAAACCAATTGAAGAATTAAGGCAAGGCGACTTGGTTGAAACTGGCTTTGGTGCCAGACCTGTTTTATCAACGATGTGCAACACATCGTTAGTATTGGTTGAAATAACATTAAGTAATGGCATAAAAGTAACAAGCACTCCTGATCATTTGTTTATGACTAATGAGGGTTGGGTGCGGGCTGAGAGGCTTTATGAAAAGCAAGTATCCTTCGCAGAACCATATTATACCTATGAAGTGCGTTCACTGTGGGATAGGGTTCCTTGCAATGCCCAGGCAGGCACGGGAAGGCCGCAAGTTTTGTTCAAAGAGTTGCGCCAAAAGGCACAGCAACCCCACAAAAGACCCAGCCGTAGCTTTAAAGATATCATTAGCCCACATACGCAATGGGCATGGGTTGGGCATCAACCGTGGGGGGAATGGGAAGTTAACGCACCCACAAATACTTTTGCAACAAGCCTTAGGGAAAGGCTGGCAGACAGAATATGCAATATCGTTAGGGTGTCACCAAGTTGGCTACCCAAGCTGTTACAAGGTGGATATTGGCAACAAGGCCCTGAAGATTGCCATAGAAGTGGATGGTGGGGGTCACAGCCGCCCACTAAGCCTAAACAGGGACCTGAAAAAAAGTGCCAAACTAGCAGAATTAGGGTGGTCAACGTTTCGGTTTTGGAACAAAACTATCCTGAAACAGTCTTCAATATTGAGGTTGATGAACATCCATACTATTTTGCAAATGGCATACTCGTGCACAATTGCAAAAGTCATAAATCCCTCAGCTACCAACTAGCCAAAGCTATCAGCGCCCATTGCACTTGGGCTATTGGCCTGACCGGCACACCGTTTGGCAAGGATTTACAAGACCTGTGGCCGCAGTTCTACCTGATTGACTTTGGTGAGACGCTAGGCAAAACCCTCAGCCTGTATAGGGAGGCGTTCTTCACCTCTAAGGTCAATTATTGGGGTGGGTGGGAATGGAAGTTCAAGCCTGCAATGATGCCCAAACTGCACCAAACCATCAAGAACCGCTCCATTCATTACAGAATTGATGAATTTACTGACATGCCGCCTAAGGTCTATGTGCCCAAGCGGCTGGCTTTGCCTGAAGCCTCACGCGGCTACGTCAAGATAGCCATGGATAAAATGCGTGAGGCCTTAAAAGGCGGTGAGCAAGGTGCTTACCAAGTGGTTGAGAGCCAGTACCTGCAACTGCGCCAACTGGCTTCAGGCTTCATGACGTTGAAGGATGATGAACAGCGCTTGCAAATACGCTTTGATGAGAACCCCAAGCTGGAACTACTGCAAGACCTAGTTGAGCAGATGCCACCACAATGTAAGATGGTAGTGTTCCACTGGTTCATCTATACCAATGGCATGATCAGTGAAATGCTGACTAAGATGAAAGTCAGGCACGCCCGCATTTGGGGTGGGCAAAAAGACCCCATAGAACAATTGCGGCGGTTTAAGAACGATGCCGCATGCCGGGTATTGGTGATCAACAGCAAATCAGGCTCAAGCTCACTCAACCTGCAAAACGCCAATTACGTAACCTTCTTTGAGCAGCCGGATTCACCCATAGACCGGCAGCAGGCAGAAGCACGGTGCTGGCGGCCAGGGCAGGAGAAACGTGTCATCATCAGTGATTTGCTGATGCACGGCACCATGGATGAGCGTATATATCATGCCAATAAGGCTGGGGAGACCCTGCTCAAGGCATTACTGGAGGGTAAGCAAAAGCTATGACCATGGATAGACGCAAACTACTGGCGCTAGGCGGCCTGGGTGGGATTGGCGCTAGCACAGGGGAATTTGGCCCTGAAGCTGACCCCAATTATGGTGGGTCACTGACAATTCGTATCCAGCGTACAATGTATGACTCTGAATGGACTGTCCTTGTACCCGACCTTGAGCACAAGTGGCTGCCGGGGCGGTATATGCCACCAGTGAAGTGGATGCCACTCAGTGAATTTCTAGCTGAACTTGATAAGTTAACTTACGGGTCATAACCAGGGGTGTCATGTCTAACCTGAAAACCAGGGTTAAGCATTTTTATGGTTCACAGGAAAAACACAACTTAGAACTAGTCTGCTTGCAGCTAGTCACCGAAGGCCTTGATGAAAAAGAGGCCCTGGAACACGGCTGGCTGTATTATGACAATGAATGGTACCAGTGCAGGAGTACTAGGCTAGAAATAGCCAGGTTCAAGCCTAAGCCGTTGCCTAGTTATTGCACCATTTGCGTTATTAAAGAACCCACTATTGAGCTTAAACGGATTTACCGGGATTTCCTACAAATCAGGGGCTTTAGGGATATCAATAACCCATTTGCTGACAATGAACGATCATCCTACTTGGTGATTAGTGACAATTTCACCCCGGTAGCCTTTACCAAGTTCAATCATTATCAAGGCGGCCTTGAAAGCCAATATACCGCCTGGAACTATCACAACCCCAAGCTGTCAATAGGCACAAAGATAGTTTCTTGTGAGGTTGTCTATGCCAAATCAATGGGTTTGGAATACCTTTACTTAGGTGAAGGCTATGAGTTATCTTCACTTTACAAGTCAACCCTGAAAGGCTTCCAATGGTGGGATGGCAATGAATGGTCTAATGACAAGGAAGCATTTGGTGAGCTTTGCGTCAGGGACTCAAAAGTTAAGAACATTCGTGACTTAGCCAAACTATTTAAGGCTGAACGGTGATGGTGAGGGTAAAATGGAATGGATGAGCTTTCTTAATGATGCTAACATTGAATATGTAACAAGAGGCCCCAATACAAAGAAAGGAGAAGTGTCAGTCCGCTGCCCTTTTGCGGAGACAACGACCCTTCCCATCACATGGGAATTGGTGACCGTGGCTGGGGTTGCCTACGTGATGCCAGCCATAGAGGCCGCTCATCTACTACCCTCATAGCTGCACTGCTGGGTTGTACCACAGCAAGAGCTAAACTGATTGAGGCCCAATACAGCACCAGTGACCCTGAAGACCTGAACGGGGCCATAGCTGCTCTTGAGGGCCTCCCTGCGGCACCCAGAACTCCCCCAGAAGTCTATCCCCCTGTTGAAAAAATCAGGTATATGGGCGTCACCAACCGGTTTTGGAACTACCTAAAGAACCGTGGGTTTGGTGACCAGACCAAGGAGATGATTTGGCGCTATGGGCTGCAATGCTGCATCCAAGGCCGCTTCAAGGATAGAATCATCATACCGTTCCTGCGCCAAGGCAGACGCATTGCGTGGACTGGCCGGGCCATCACTGAGCCGGTAGAAGCGCCACGCTATCTCAGTTCCAGCCTGATCAAAACCATGTTGTTCAATGAGGATGCGGTGCTACGTGGCGGCAAGCTGCTATTCATCACTGAAGGCCCCTTTGATGCCTTGAAACTGGGGTTTTATGGTGGGGGCCGCGCCGTGGTTACCTGTACGTCAGGGGTAGCGCTGTCAACTGAGCAAATCAACCTGTTGAACCGCGCTATTAAGCAATTTGCGCGCGTCATAGTGCTGTTTGACCATGATGCCATAGCACAGGCATTCGCAACAATGGATTGGCTTTGTTCCCCAAATGTAGTATTAGGAAACCTACCGCCTGGGGTCAAAGACCCCGGGCAACTTCAGCCGCCCCAAATCAACCGCCTCATACAGGAGTACGCTTTATGAGCTTTGAGCAGGAACTGCTTAACGCTACCGGTATCCAACAGGATGCGTTCCCCACCCGCCGCAAGATGCTTGAGCATATAGCACGCAAACTAAGCGCCATGCCTGACGCTCAATATGATGAAGTGGCTGACGAACTGCATAAAAAGGGCATGGAGGAAATACTTACACAGTGGCTCAATGCTTCAGTCAGGGCAATGAATGATAAAAAATCCCCGCCTGAATTTGCTGAGATTGAGGAGGAATCACCACCCAAGCCTGAAGATGAGCCCGAAGATGAGCCCGAAGATGAGCCCGAAGATGAGCCCAGCGATGACGATGAGACCGAAGATGAGCCCAGCGATGACGATGAGCCAGGCGATGACGATGAACCTGATGAGGATGCACCTGATGAAGAAGCGCAAATGGCCGAGCCCACGGGAGACACTGTTGATGAGGCTGCACGGGGTGGAGATAGCATTGAGGAACTTGAGGATGACACTGAGCCAGCCCCCACGCCCAAAAAGCAAAAGAAGGTCAAAGTCAAGAAGGTCAAAGCGCCAACGAAGGCTGAGCTAGAACGGGCAGAAACTGGCCCCACACGCTATGAAAAAATGATCAAGTATGGTGCCACCAAAAACCGCTATGGCATCTATGAAGGCACCAAAGCCCATGACACCATCATGATGCTTGAGAAGGGTGCCAGCATGGCTGAAATCAGGGATGCCGTAGGGGACACCAAGTACAACCTGAAAAAGGCATTGGAAAAGGCTGGACACCAAATTGTGAAAGAGGGCAGGAAATTCGTCCTGACCCACAAGGATGATGTTGGCAAAAAACCAAAGGGTAAGAAAAAGTGACCCAAGGCTTCAAGTCAATGAAGCCGCACCATTACATAGCGGGCGGCAAAAAGGCCAACACCGCTAAGCCCCGCAGTCGTGCCAAAATAGAGCGCATGATTGCAGGGCTTGAGCGGCATATTGAGCAAAACCCCTATGATGATGAGGCTAGGAAACGTCTAACCAACGCCAAGCAGAGGCTCCGTGCTCTATAAGAAGTATGATAAAACCAGCGGGAAAACTTTATATAGGACCCGCCCACTCCTCATCAGCGCACATGAAGCTTATACCCGCCCACAACAGGGCAAAGCTTGGTTCGCCACTACTACTACGGTGTGGAGAGTTGATGAATTGATACGGCGCAGCGTGCGTGATTGGCGCAGGCTGTTTGGTGAGGATGGCCACACGGGTACCCGTGCGGAAACCATGAGGGGCGACCATGATAGTGTTTACACCGGCACGCATTCGGTATTTCCGGCACCTTTGGCTGAATGGGTGTACCTACGTTATGGTGGCCCTGTTGGCAGTACCATTATTGATGCTTTTGCTGGCGGGCCTGTTCGTGGTGCTGTGGGCGGCCTTATGGGGTATAAGTATACAGGTATTGAAATCAGGCAGGCACAAATAAATGAGAACCTCACAGTTTTACGCGATTTGGGCCTTACTGGCTGTAAATACGTGCTTGCTGATGGTAGGTTTGTTGACAAACTGGAACGTAAACAGGGTTTTGATTTTGCTTTCTCTTGCCCTCCTTATTATAACCTTGAGAAGTATTCTGACTTAGCTGAAGATCTCAGCAACATGAAGACTTACCGTGAGTTCAATCATGCCATGCTGCAATGTGCAGTGGGGCATATGGAAGTACTTAAACCCGGCGCTTTCATGTGCATTGTGGTGGGGCCATTCCGTGACAAGGACGGAGAATTAATTGATTTCCCAGGCCACACAATTCAAAACTTTAAAGAGGCTGGGTTCACTTACTGGCAACAGGTGGTACTGAGCAAGAACTTTGCCAGTGCCGCCAAGCGTTCAACCAACTCATGGCGTGGCCAAAAGCTGGTTCCTATCCATGAGTTCTTATTGGTGTTCAAAAAGCCATGAACAAGCGCAAATATTATCTTAGCACAATGATGCAGGATACAACAGGCGATATCTTAGCTGTGATTAGCCTAGGCTCACCACAAAAGGGAGATAAGGAGGTGGTGGTCTGTGACGTTGAGCGTTGCAAAACCAAGGCTGAAGCTGAGGCTTGGTTCCGTCAGCAAATGATGCTGAAGCCATGGGAGGATGAATTAGATGAAACGTGTTGAGTTAGTGAAAACCTTAGAACTGCTGAAACCGGCCCTTGCAGACAATAACATGGTGCCGGTTTATCAATGCTTCATGTTCAGCGGTGAGACGGTAACCGCTACCAATGACCAGATAGCCATCATTGCCAAGTGCAAAACTGAGCAACCATTCGCCGTCAAAGGTGACATCCTATTTGGCCTTCTATCCAATAGCCGGGCTGAGGACGTGACCTTCACGCTTGAAACTCATGACTGTGTGATCAAGGCCGCTAAGAGCACATGGCGGCTGCCTTACCTCTATAAGGATGCGTTTTTATTTGAAGACCCCAAATTTAGCACCGATACGCGCCTGCCAATAGATGCTGAATTTTTAGAAGGCTTACAGGCTTGCTTGCTCACATCATCAAAAGATAATACGCAACCGGCGCTGATGGGGGTGACCCTACATGGTGGGGCAACCTTGTTTAGCTGTGATGGTGATGCAGTGACCCGCAGCGTTCAACGGGTTCAAGGCAATAATGAACCTGACAGGTTGATGCCTAATGGTTTCTGTGAGGCAGTGGTGAAGGTAGCAATTGATAGTAAGGCTAAGTCAGGGTCCCTATTGCTTGGCGGTGAATGGGTTAGTGCCGTATTCAGTAGTGGTTATCTGGTCTACGGGCGCATCGTCAAAGTTGACAAACCTATTGATCATAACAAGCTGATCAGCGATACCCTAACCGTGAAGAACGCGCGGCCAAAATACCAACCTATACCTAAGGGTTTAGACAACGCATTATCGCGCGCCAGGGTAGTGGCTGACCCTGAAACCGGCAAAACCGTATTGACTGTTGAAGGCAACCGGCTCAAGCTGACCACTGAGACTTCAGTAGGGGTGGTGAGGGACAGCGTACCCATCGGCAATCATGAACCGGTCACTGCGAATGTCAGTGCAGCGCTGGTGCAGCGCGCTATTTCTTTATGCGATAAAATAGCAATATTGGAAAACTGCTGTGCTTTCAACAGTAACAGCGGTCTATTCACACTCCTATCAAACATGAATTAAACTTTGATGTAATTCCTGAAGGAGCGAGCTTGCGCTCCTGACAGTGCCTTGGCTAGTGTCATTAACTTGACGCATACCGGGGCTACATTATGTCTTTCTTTTTCATCCAACGTGCCCGTAAAATTGCCAAATCACCGAAAACCCCCAAGTCACCCATAATACGAGAGCAAGCGCCAATGTTGCACAGGCTAGGTTGCAAAGCCTGCCCGCTTGATAAATGTGATGCACATACACCTAAAATGGCCCCCACCTATGGTGTCGGGCCATTGATGTTCTTAGCTGAAGCGCCGGGACGTGATGAAGATGAAAATACTGGCAGACCACTTACAGGTCCTAGCGGAAGTCTGCTACGTGGTTGTATTGCTGATAGTGGCGGTGACGATCATGCTGCTACTTATGACAACGTGGTAAACTGCCGCCCTGAAGGTAACCGCACCCCTACATGGCAAGAAATTGAATGTTGCAGGCCGCGCCGCATCAAAGCCATTGAGCGGGTCAAGCCGTTGCTAATAGTAGGTCTAGGGGCAGTACCCCTTACTATGATGCTTGGTACGTCTGATCTAGCCGGTTTGCGCGGCAGGCTGTTTGCCGTAAAAATAGGTGAACATGCCTGCTGGTTCATGCCAACATACCACCCTGCCTTCATCCTCAGGAACGCCAAGAACAGGCAATACCCGCTGAATAGCATGTTTGGCCACTGTTTCAGGATGGACATAGCCAAAGCCTGCGAAGCCGTTAAAACCCTAACCCCGCCAGTGATTGAAAATGAACAAAGTGCACGGGCTGATATTGAGATTTTTAGCGGGGATGGTGGCTTTGAGCGTCTCATGGGTCTCATGGCTAGAGCTAAAAGTGCAAAGGTTAAATCAATTGACCTTGAGACCAAAGGGCTCCGTCCTTATGCTGAAGATGCAGCTATTATGTCTATCGCTATCAGTTTCAATGCTAACGTCAATTTTGCGTTTGCAGTTAACCACCCTCAGGCTTTATGGGCGGTTGATGAGTTAGATGACATTTTAGCTGCCTTTGCCGACCTGCTCAAAGATGACACCCTCAAAATAGCCCATAACGCGCCGTTTGAATTGGAATGGCTGGCGTGGAAGTTTGGCCCTCACATCATCAATCATTGCGCTTGGGAATGCACCATGATGCAGGCGCACTTCCTTGATGAGCGCAAAGGCCAGTACCGTGACAATGACGGCCCGTCACGCTATCAAGGCTTGGATTTCCTCATACAGCAACATTTTGGTTTGGCATTTAAACAATTATTTAAAACCAACAAGAAGGATCAGTCCAAAACTGACCTTAATGAACTGCTTACCTACAATGCCTGCGACACTAAATACACCCTGCGCCTTTACCATAAGCAGAGGCTGGCGTTGGGGACCAATGGTGACCGGGCCGCCTATAAGCTGGCAGTACTCCAGCAACCCACCGTGGCCCTGATGCAACACATAGGCGTGCCCGTTCATCAACAGGCTATCAAGGAGGCTCAAAGCAAGCTGGGCCGGGAAATTGAAGCCATTGAGTACAACATTCACAACATGAAGGTAGTCAAGGAATTTGGGCTGGATAATAAAGGCGGCTACAACCCCGCCTCACAGCAAGACACCCTGCGCATATTCCGTGACTACCTGAAATGCCCTGAAGTACTGGTAACGCCGACGCACGGGGATGTACATGACTATAACAAACCATCAAAAAGCAAAAGGGTGCTTGAGATCAAACCACGTTACTCAGTTGACAAGCACGTATTGGAGCAAATTGACCACCCGCTGGCCAAGCTCATGCTCAATTGGCGCAACCGCACCAAGCTCAAGTCAACCTATCTGGATGGTTTGCAAATTTACCCTGATGGCAGCCTTCACACTAATTTCAACACCACTGGAACTGAAACCGGTAGGCTCAGTAGCGATGAGCCAAATTTACAAAACTTTCCCAAGCGGAATGATGCCTGGGTGCGAAGCGCCATCATCCCACCCAGGGGTAGTGTTATGGTGGCCATTGATTATGGCCAACTTGAAGCCTGTACTGGAGCCATGTGCAGCAAGGATCTATATCTCTGCAAAGCCCTATGGGATGACTACGACATCCATATGGATTGGGCAAGGCTACTAGATAAGAAAATGCCTGGGTTACGCAATGGCCTTGACATGAAGAAATTCAGGTCATTGGTCAAAAACAAGCTGGTATTCCCAGCCTTCTATGGTGCCAGTGCCAAGTCAATAGCCGGTTACCTAACAGGTGCTTTTGGCTGCGAAGTAACAGAGTTCTTTGTTGATGATGTGTTAGATAAGTTTTGGCATGTACTCAGCGGCATGAAGCGCTGGCAGGATAAACTGGTCAAGCAATACTATGAAGTAGGCTATGTGACTACATTAGGGGGTCGCAAGCACCGCTACCCTCTCAACCCCAATCAAGTGATCAACCATCCTTTCCAGGGCACCGCTGCCGAACTAGTTAGTGACGCAATGGTGCGCCTGAGCTATTTGGCAGCGCAAACCGGGCAATGGTTTTTGCACCCAATACTCAACATCCATGATGATATTTCCTACTTTTTACCAAAAGATAAATTAGAACAAAGTTTGGAGGTAATAATAAAGGAAATGCTGACCTTTGATTTTGAATGGGTTAATGTTCCACTATCAGTGGAAGTGTCGGTAGGGCCAAATTGGTTTGATATGAAGTCATTGGGAAAGTTTTGGTCACATAGAGAGTTCGGGTACCCAAGTGAAACGCAAACAGGCACCAAGTTACGCTAAATTGCGGGCGTACTATCAGTACGACCCTATCACCGGTTTGTTCTGGCACCTCCGCAATACCGGGCGTGGGCGCATAGGGCAACAAGCAGCTGTACGACCCCGTCCAGATGGGTATTACAGTATTGCAATTGACGGTATTTGGTACTTAGCCCACCACATAGCGTGGTATTATATCTATGCTGACTGGCCAGATGAAATTGACCATCAAAATAGGCAGCGCGGTGACAACCGGCTAGATAATCTTAGGGTTGCTCAGCGCTTTCAAAACAATGGCAACAGTGATGGCTGGTCACAAGCAAAGCGTACTCACAAATTGCCACGAGGGGTTTATCATCATATTGCAAAGCACCGCCCTTACAGGGCGCAGATTGTCGCTCATAAACGTCAAGTCCACCTTGGGTGCTTCAAAACGGTAGCTGACGCACAAGCGGCATATAGGCGTGCCGCCAGAAAGCATTTCAGGGAATTCTTCAAATGAGTTTGGGTACCCTGTACAGACCCGTCAGTTTTGAGCAGGTGATTGGACAGCAAGCCGCTGTCAGTACCCTCAAACACGCGGTCAAGCATAACAACACTCACAGCTTCCTGCTGTGCGGTCAATCAGGCGTAGGCAAAACCACGCTGGCCCGCATCATGGCTACTATCTTCACCAATGGGAATGGCACCGCACTCAATATTAATGAAATAGCCGCCGCTGACCACACCGGCGTGGACGCCATGCGCGCTGTGATCCGCGATTTGCAACTCAGGGCTATGGGTGCATCACCTATCAAATCAATCATCCTTGATGAGTGTCACCGGTTATCAGGGAGTGCATGGGATGTCTTGCTTAAGCCGATTGAGGAACCGCCGTCGCATGTGTATTGGTTCCTGTGCACCACGGAACCAGGGAGGGTGCCTAAAACCATCCAAACACGCTGCGCCCGCGTTGACCTCAAACCGGTTGGTGAGCAGCAGCTCTTTGACCTACTTTGTAAAGTCGCTGATGCTGAAAAGCTGACTACCCCTGATGCCATACTTGAGGCTATAGCTGAGGGATCAAACGGCTCACCGCGTCAGGCGCTTACCTTCCTAGAAAGTTGTGGGCACCTCCAATCAGTCAATGAAGCCCGGTTGGCCATGCGTTCAGGTGGTCAAAGCCGTGAAGCCATTGACCTTTGCCGCTTCCTTGTGGGGGGCAGAGGCCATACGTGGGCAGAGGCGATGAAATACGCTCAGGCACTGGAGGGTGTTGACAGTGAAGGGGTGCGCATTACAGTAGTAAATTATTTGAGTAGTGTCTTGTTGAACACAAAAGACAACCAAAAGGCAATAGGCTTGCTGCGGCTAATGGAGCCGTTTCTGAAGCCTTTCCCTACTAGTGACCGCATGGGACCGTTATTGCATTCACTGGGTTTGGCACTGGGGCTTGATCAATGAATGTTGATGAGTTCAGAGATTATTTGAAAATTGACAAGCTAGGGCTTGATATAAATCTGTCTCAGCAGCCCAGCCTATTGTTTGCCGTCAGTGAAGCCTGTGAACAGGCATTGGCACTGCGCGACAAATTGAAGGATGACATAGGTATCTGTGAGGCCAACTTGGACCTGACGTACCGTCAAACTATGACAAACTATACCGAAGGCAAGATCAAAAGCCTGGTCCTTACTGATAAAGCCCGCCGTTCCGCCATTACCGCCTATAACAATCAACGGGCAAAAGCCGGTCAATTGCTGGCACTCAAGGACGCTTTCAAGGAAAGGGGCTACATGCTGCGTGAAATGTGCAGCCTGTACGTCTCAAACTACTTTGAACGTAATTCAAGCAGGCCAACAGTAGACACTGACACAGTAGCGTACAACCAGCGCAAGGCTAAGATTGCGGCGGTACGCAGGGAAACAACTTAGGCAACCACAGGGTAGGAGGATCTATACCATGGTTAAGGAACGCAGCTTCACGTATAAGCCCCGCAGCTATGAGCAAATGAAAGCTCATATCAACTCACGGGGTGGCGGCTTTGATAGTTACATCAAACCCCAATACAAGATGTACAAGGTCAAGGATGGCAAGAACCTGATACGCATCCTGCCACCACCCAGTGGTGACTGGGACCACTATGGCCTGAAAATCTTTGTCAACTATGGTGTAGGTCCTGATAGGCAAAGTTATCTCAGCCTATCAAGGATGCTGAACAAGCGTGACCCGCTGGCTGAAGCCCGCGTTGAGGCTGACCGTGCAGGTAATGAGCAATATGCCCGTGACCTGGCTCCAAAGGAGCGAACCCTATTCTGGCTGATTGACCGTGATGATGAGGATGCAGGGCCGCAATTGTGGGCCTGCCCCAAAACCGTTGATAAGGACTTCATGACGCTGTCAATTGATGATGACACCCAAAAGGTCATTGCCATCGATGACCCCAAGAAAGGGCGGGATGTACGCTTTCACCGTGAAAAAACCGGCAAAACCTACCCTGAATACCCAGCCGCCAAAATAAAGCTGTTAGAACCATCACCGCTTCATGAGGATGAGGATAAAAGTGAGGGATGGATAAAATACATTATGCAGAACCAACTGCAAGATACGCTAAATTACTATGACTATGATCACATAGCTCAAGTTTTCAATGGCCACAGCAAACCCAAGGAGGAGGCTGATGAAAGTAAGCCAACCCATAGCCGGAAGGCTGAGCCAGATGATGCAGAGGCTGAGGAACCTCCATTTGAACCAGATGAGCCAAAGCCCAAAAGCCGTACCAGACCAGTGGTTAAAGAGCCTGAAGATGATGAAGGTGATGAGGAACCGGCACCGCGCCGCCGCCGTACTGCGGCAAGTGATGAAGATGAGGCAGAACTCAGCATCGGTCAGCGCCTCCAAAGGCGGCGGGAGTCACAGACGGATGATGACTGCTGAGGAAGCCATAAAGCGTTTTGGCTTGGATCCGCTCAGGTTTGACCGCAGGCCTATGTACGAGATACTTGATGACGAAATCCCATATGAGCGTTGGGCAAGGGAAGCAAAGGACCGCAAGGCCTAAGCTGACTGAACCCAATAACTATTTTACTGGCCCAAAACCTCATCTTAGTTTCGTGAGTAGTGGGTGCACAGTACTTGACTGTGCATTAGGGGGAGGGTGGTGTCTTGGCCGTGTAGCGAACATAATAGGCGACAAGAGCACGGCCAAGACCGCCCTGGCATGGGAGGCTGTGACCAATTTCATAAGGCAATACCCCAATGGCAAAGCAGCCTACCGTGAGACAGAAGCGGCGTTTGATGATGATTATGCACGGGCCATGGGCTGGCCCATTGACAAGGTTGATAAACTTAAGAACCGCCTACCTACGGTTGAGGCGTTTGAGAAGGATATCAAGCAATTCATTGCCAACTTGGGATCAAGCGGTAGACCTGGGATGTATGTGCTTGACAGTTTGGATGCCCTAAGTGATGAGGCAGAACTGAAACTTGAGCCGGGTAAGGGCACCTATGGGGCCGCCAAGGCCAAGGCCCTTAGTGCCATGTTCAGGAAGGTCACCGCCAAGGTTGAATCCTCAAATGTCACCTTAATGATCATTAGCCAAATCAGGGATAAAATTGGCGTCATGTTTGGTGAAAAGCACAGCCGGTCAGGTGGCCATGCTTTGGACTTTTACGCTACCCATATCATCAAGCTGGCCCACATTCAGCGCATCAAGCGGACCATCAACAAAATCACCCGCCCAGTAGGCATCAAAATCAAGGCTCAAGTGCAAAAGAACAAAGTTTTTCAACCCTTTCGTGAAGTTGAATTTGATTTTCTCTTTGGCTACGGTATTGATGACATAACCGCCTCACGCAACTGGCTCAAGGAAAATCATCGCTCTGATGATGTTGATGAGGACAAAATACAAAAGGTGGTTAAACATACCTGGGTTGAAATTGAAACGAGCTTCCTGCCTAAAAGGAGTAAATATGGCACTGCGAACTAAATGGTTTGTGCCACAGCAAGATATCACCGCCTATGAGTTGGCTATGATAGTCACCAAATTGCGGTTGAGCATCACTGAAGACCAATGGCAGACAATAAAGCCTGAACTGCAACGGCACTTCACGGATGAAAAGCCAAAATGAGGGCGGGCAGGGGGAAGCACAAAGGTGGGGCGTTTGAACGCCTGTGCTGTAAGGAACTGTCCCTTTGGATGTCAGAGGGCAAAGCTGAGGATTACTATTGGCGCAGCGCTATGAGCGGGGGCCGTTCAACGGTAGCCGCAGCCAAAGGCAAGCGGCTGGCAGCACAGGCTGGTGATATTTCCTGCGTTAATGAATTAGGTCACGCCCTTACTGACCAGTTTTTAATAGAATGTAAGACGTACCGTGACCTGCAATTTGAGGGTTTGATCAAAGGTACCGGGCACCTAGCTGACTTCTGGCTTGATACCAAGTTAGAGTCTAATACCTATGGTAAATGCCCAATGCTGATTGCCAAGCAGAACCAGCAGCCAATTTGCGTTTGTATAAATGATTATGGCAGGCAAACTTTAGGTTTAGACTTGGAATATCACCTATATGTGCCTAGACTTGAACTTTACCTAATTCTCTTTGATCACTTCCTAAAGCACGCTGAGAGGCCGTCATGACCATTGAAGAGCTTGAAGTTCTCATCGCTGATGTTGAATGGGAACGGTTTCAGGAACCCAATGACGGTAACTTTCATGTTTGGTTGAAACCTAACTTAATTAAGTTCAGCTACCGCGTGGGCCTGCATTTCAAGCGTCCCATGGAAGCCATCATGGCCAAGGGTGAATTTGTCAGGATGCGGGCAGCACCGCAGTATAGTCAGTTTGACTTGATACGGTTGGACCCTGAGAACGTTGATAAGTGCTTGTATACCGACTTCCAAGTAGGCATTGATGCTTATACCAAAAGCTGGCAGCCAAAGGTATCCAAGGATTGGCTTGCCCAACAGCAAAGCCAACTAATGCAGCAAACCCAAACTTCGCTACAGCTAGCCCAAGCCCGACAGGCTATAAACCAAAGCATGTGTGGTCTGGGTTCCATTAGTAATCCCTCAGCCCTTGCCAGTGGTGGTGGGGGCGGGAACGGTGATGCTCTGGTTACTTATGGCACTACCTCTGACAACAGCAGCCTTTTTACTAGACTATGGTCAAAATGGTGAATTGGCTGGTCACTTCAGATATTCACCTATCTGACAGGCCGCGTGATCAATACCGGCTTGGCCTGTTCAGATGGCTGGCTGAACAGCAAAAACGCTACAACGTCACCGCTACATTTATCCTAGGTGATTTGACCGAAAAGAAGGACAATCACTCAGCTACCTTGGTCAACCGTGCCATTGATGAAATGACGCGCCTGAAACCACCTGTTTATATACTAAGGGGTAATCATGACGGTTTGGATCCCAACAATCCCTTCTTTAGATTCCTCAACTGTATTGATGGCTTTAATTTTATTACAAACCCAAACTTTGATATTTCTCTTTCTGTCGCTCTCATCCCGCATTGCCGAAGTCAACAGGAATTTGACGACGCTCTTAAAGTTCTTCAATCACACAAAGCTACGGTGATGTGCCATCAAACTTTTGATGGTGCCATTGCTGAAACGGGGGTACGACTCAATGGGCTCTCAACAGCAACCCTTGCGGCCACTAAGCCGCTACTGGTATTGGCGGGTGACGTTCATAGACCGCAGCACCAAGGTATTGTTCATTACGTGGGTGCTCCTTATCATGTCCGCTTTGGTGATGACTTTGAGCCACGTGTGCTACTGATTACGGGAACAAACGTTCCCCTTGGTCTTGAAGCTTTGAAGTTCCCGGCACCCCGTAAATGGGTCGTAAAAACTAATGAAGCCTGGAAGCTACCTGAAGCCGTACGCAAAGGTGACCATGTAAAGATTGTCCTCACCCTAGAGCGTGAGGATGCCGTCAATTGGCACCACCACAGGCGGGCCATGCTGGGCTTATGCCGGGATAAAGCTGTGGAAGTATTTGGTATTGATTTGCATATCAAAGGTGAGTTTTGGAAGTTTTACGAAGGAGGGGTACCTATCAAGCAACAGCAGACACCGGAACAGGTCCTAACCGCGTTTTGCAATCATGAGGGGATAACAGATGCACTCAGGAACGCTGGCCTTGGATTACTCAAAAATCACGAACATCGCTGTGAGTAAAATACCGTGGAGTGAGTATGAGGACCAACAACTGCGGCAAATGACAGCTGATGGGATGAACCGGCGTGAGATGTCAGAGAAACTAAAACGCAGTACAGCAGCCATAGCGCGGCGCTGCAAAAAATTAGGCCTGACACGGGGTAAAGGCAACCACGCATTGGTACAAGCCACAATGAAAGCTTTGAAGTTCAAAAATACCGGGCCAAATGGAGATCTAAAACCAAAGGGGGAACCAGACTTGAGCGCAATAGCACCATCTATGCTGGCAATCATCAATAAGCCTGCACCTAAGCGTAATCAACATAACTGTGATATAATGGAATTGACCCGCACCAAGTGCCGTTGGCCATATGGTGACCCACAGAAGCCAG